CGCAGACTTGATGCGCGCTCGGCTGATAGCATGCTTTTTCAGGGGCTTAAGTGACGGTAGAGATTGCAGCGGTCATTGTGCTCTCTGGCATTGTGATCGCTCAGCAGTTTTTGATTGCGCAGTTATCGGGAAAGCTCATGGCTCGCGATTTTAGCGAGTGGGTAATGGGCAAAAAGGCGCTTAAAGCAGCGCCGCCTGAGAAAAGAGATCCGACTCCGTTCGTTGACGACTACGCCGCAGGGCAAGCTGCAAAAGCTAACCAAGTTTTTCGCATCTAGCCCGTAGTCAAAAAGTGAAGAGCCAGAATTGAAGCGATCTGGCTGGCGATATTCTAAATTCTGCGTTCAAGCGCTTTGGCCAATTCGTTGCAGGCCAACCGGTCGAGCTATCGAGCGCTGACGATCAGTTACAAGACGATAAGGATCTGTGCTCATTCGTGCGCCAAAAGCTCGAAGAGCGCATGAGCAGTCCTGCGAGAGCAGCTGCCGAGGCCGTTTGGCTTCGTAATATTGCATATCTCTCTGGCATTGACGGTGTTGAGTTCGACATTGTCTCTCGCTCGTTCATTCCGATTAATACGCTGCCTGCGCACATTAACCGCTCTCGCGTGCACGTAAACAAAGTGCTGCCGACGGTGCAAAACAAGCTCGCAAAGCTTTGCAAGAGCCAGCCGCGCTGGGATGTGCGCCCGAAGTCTAGCGATGACGCCGATAAAGAGGCCGCGCGCCTTGGGAAAGCGGTCATTCTGCAGGACTGGGACTATGCCCACATCGCAGAGAAGCGCCAAGAGCTTCTGCTTTGGACGATGGAGTGCGGCCACGCGTATTTGAAAGTGACCTGGGATCCATCGCTAGGCCCAAAAAACATAGTGCCTGCGCAAGACGGGAAGCCGCCTCAGCTAATCACCGACGGAGATAAGCGCGTTGACGTGGTGTCAGCGTTTCAGTGTTTCCCTGATCCGCTCGCGAAAAACTGGGACGAGGTTACTGACTTCATTCAAGCCAATGTGCGGCCGCTGACTTACTTCCGCGAGCAATGGCCAGAGCGCGGGCACTTGGTTAAGGAAGAGGGATGCTGGGTTAAGTCGCTCTCTTACGAGATGCGTGTGAACTCGTTTAGCTCTGGCACGATGGATAAAGGCTCGAGCGACACGATCCCTAACACAGCGATCGAGATCAGCTACTATGAGCATCCCTCAAGGAAGCATCCGGCCGGGCGCCATATTGTGACGGCAAATGGCGTGCTCCTTAAAGACGGCGTGCTGCCGATTGACGAAATTCCGTTTATCAAATTCGACGATATTAAGGTCGGCGGTAAGTACAACTCGGAAAGCACGATCACGCACATTATTCCGTCGCAAGATCAGTACAACCGAAACAAAACGCTTAAGGCCGCATTCCTCAATCGCACACTCACTGCGAAATACATTACGGCACGTGGACACGGGCTCGCTGCAGAGGCGCTAAACGATCAATCGGGCGAGGTCGTCGAGTACGATCCGATCCCAAACGCGCCAGAGCCTAAGCCCATGGAAACACCTACGATGCCGCAGTACGTGTTTCAAGAGGACGAGTCGCTCACTAACGACATCAACGACATCTCTGGCATCAACCAAGCGTCACGCGGTCAACTTCCCTCGTCCAGCATTCCCGCAATCGGCATGCAGATGCTAGTCGAGCAGGACGATACGCGCATCGGAGTGCAGACCGAGAACCACGAATATGCATATGCAAACTGCGGCCGCATACTTCTCAAGTTTACAGCGAAATACTACACGAGCGAGCGCTTGCTGAAGGAAGTCGGCCAGGGCTTTGACTATGTGGTTAAGAAGTTCAAGGGCGAGGACCTTCGCGACAATTTCGACGTTCACGTGATTCGTGGCTCGACCGTGCCAGGCTCTAAAGTGCTCGAGCGCGAAGCGATCATGAATATGCGTGACCGCGGAGTGTTCGGAAACCCGCAAGATCCAAACGTCGCTGCAAACGTGCTCGAAATGCTCGAGTTTGGCGACGAGTTTCAGCCGTGGAAGAAGCAATCGCTCATCAAGAATTCGATTCAAAAAGGCATCAAGCTCATTGAGGAGCGCTCGGAGCCGCCGAACGTATCTGAGTTTGATAACCACACGATGTGGATCCAGCAGCTTGATGAATACCGCCTGACTGACTCGTTCGAGAAGCTCTCGCCGGAGCAGCAAATGCTCGTTCTCGAGTGCATGAATGATCACGTCACGTATCTGCAGAAAATGGTCGCGCCTCAAACTGTCGAGGATCCAAACCAGGATCCCGAGCTAGTGCCGACCGACGCCGCTCAACAGGCCGAAGCTGAAATGTCAGCGAGCGAGCCTGGCGCTCACGTACAGCCGTCAGAAATGAATCAGCCCCCGCCCCCAGCCATCGCGCCCACTGGCGCAGAGGAGCCTATGCAATGAACCCGTTAAGCGCAGCACTCAAAAACCGCAGATCAGAGGGCGCACGCCCGCAGATGACGGCGCCCATGCCAGGCGACAAGGGCCCGATGCCACAGGGCGAGAACGCGCTTGCCGAAATCGTGGCAGCGCTTAGCCCAGAGCAAAAGGCCGAGCTGCTCTCTCTTCTACAGCCCAAGGGCGAGACGCCTGAGCAAGAGGCCAGCGAAGAGCACGCTCCTGAAATGGATAGCGCAGGCCAGAGCAAGGTTACAGACGCCGAGCTTGCAGAGCTCCAGGCCGAGATGGCTGGAGCGTTTGGCGGAGATCAGCAGATGGGCGATGCGCCGATGGGCGCAGGCGGCAAGGCGCCGTCCCTTAACGACCGCATGAACTTTAGTTTGAGCAAATTCAAAAACAAGAAATAGGAGCGGCATGGAAACCATGGACACAGGTTTGGCCACGCAAGCGCCCGCGGAGAGTGCAGCACCTGCTAGCACTGAAGCTGCGGCCACGAGCGCGCCACAGACCACGGACATTGACGGGTACGCAGAGTTTAACTTTCAGGGGCAAAAATATACGCCCACGCAGCTGGCGCGAGTGCTCAAGGAGCACGGTGACTTCAGCGGCCAAGTTGAGAGTTTACGCTCGTATCATTCGGCCGCACAGAATTTGAAAATTGATTTGGACACGATTGCACGACGCCCGGACTTAGCCTGGCAGTTTAAAGAGAAGTATCCTGAGGAACTGCATTTCCTTGTGGATCAACTCGGTCAGACTGCTAGCCAGCCCGCGCCTCAAGAAACTAACCAGTCTCAATTGCCCAAAGAGTTTCTCGATGAGATGCGCTCGATGAAGAGTGAAATCCAGGCCTTTAAAGAGGCCAAGTTTCAGTCTGAAGTCGCAGCTCAAGAGGCCTACTTGCAAAAAACGGTCGATCCGCTTTTTGACAAGTACCCGTATGCGAACACCGAAGATATTCGCACTGCCATTTTCGCGAAAGCGCAGATGGCCGTCGATAGCGGTTACCGCATGACGGAGGCCGCTTGGGAGCGCGAGATCAAAGACGCTCATTTGCGCCAAATGAAGGCCGCTGAGAGTTTTCGGCAAAGCGAAATCAAAAAACAGCAAGAGCTTAACGCGCAAGGTGCGGACGTCGGCCGCGGAGGCACGCCTCCCGGACAAGCGCCGCCCAAAGCACCCAGAACATGGGATGAGGCCGAGCGAGAAGCGCTCCGCCAGCTTAAAGCGCGTGGCTAAACAAAGGATATAGAGATGGCTAATACATTTGGAAGCATCTCGTCGCAGGCTGGGATTCTCAAGACGGTCTTTCAAGGTCCGTTGAAGTCTCAGTTCAATGACGAAGTGCCGATTTTCCGCGGCGCTGCTCAAGGGCAACATCCGTGGGTTGGACAGCAAGTAAACCGCCCGCTTAAACTGCGTCGTAACCAAGGCATTGGCGCGACGACTGACGGCGGCGTTTTGCCTAAGGTCGGTCGCCAGTTGCCGGTGCAAGCGACGATTCTCGCCAAGTATAACTACTTGCGCTTTGGTATCACGGGCCCGCTGATCGCGGCCTCGAAAAACGATACGGGCGCGTTCGTTCGCGGCGTGAAGTTCGAACTCTCTGAGGGCTACAGCGATTTGAAAGTCGATTGTGGCCGTCAGTTCTCGTGGGATGGCACGGGCGACCTCGCTCGCGTGAACACTGCGGCCTCGGGCTCAAGCGTTCTCGTGATCAAGGGCCGCGAAGATAACGAGCCTGCACTTAAGTTTATCGATGTGGACTTGTCTTTTGACATCTACACCTCGGCTGGCGTGCTTGTTCAGTCGGGTATTACGGTTAGCTCGATCTCGAGCGGTACCGCTGGCTCGACGACTGCCACGCTTGTTTGCGATCAAGCGATCACGTGCTCGGCTAACGACATTCTGATCCGCGCTGGCACTGGCGTCTCTGGCGAAATCCAGGGCCTGCTGACTCAGCTCGATGGCGGAACGTCGACCGTTTACGGTATCGACCGCAGCTTGTATGTGCAGTCGCAAGGTAACGTGGTCTACAACACGAACGACGGCACCTCTACCGGTACGTCTCTCGCGTTTAGCCTCGATGCCATGCAACGCGTGCAAGACGAGGCCGAGCGTCGTGGTGGATCGGGCGTCAACGCTTTCTACTGCGACTACAGCACTCGCCGCATGTTTAACAAACTGATCCAAGTTGATCGTCGCTATCAATCGACGACTGACGGTAAGGGCGGTTTTGCAAACAAGGGCGAGACCTACCTCGCATACAACGGCATTCCGATCGTGGCCGATCAAGCTTGCCCGGTCCGCATGTTCGCTCTCCCTAAGGACGACATTGAAAAATACGTCCTTTCGGAAATGGACTTTGCAGACGAGCAGGGCGAAATGCTCATCGCTCAAACGGACACGGACGCCTATGAGGCCCGCGTTCGCTTCTTCATGAACCTCTTTAACTCGAAAGCTGCGGCCTCCGCCGTGCTGACGAGCTACGTGGCTCCGTAAGGATTTGAGCGAATGGCGTTAGTGCAAGAAATAACTCGGGCTCTTAAGCGACACGACAGAGATTTATTCTGCCGCTATTCGCCCGCGCACAGTTGCGAGGTCGTCTACCGGACGACTAAGCGCTTCGAGCGCGTGTGGGATGCGGAAGAGTTCACTCTCTCGACGCTGAAAGAGCAATACGAGTTCGTCTTAGCGCTGACGTCGGACTGGAATTATTCAGGCGAAAGGCGCGCGTGGGGTATCGACCAAATTCTCGAGAGAGTGAAGTCAATGGACCTCGCGCAAAATGAGCGTTGGTTTGAGGAGTTCGAAGAGCGTGAACTCGCTCTAAAGAAGTCTAAACACCGACATATGGAAAACGAGATCGAGGCTTGGGCGAAAGACTCAAGGCGTGCGTTTGCGAAAGCTGCAGATGACGCCTTTGGAACGACGGTGAGCCTCGATAAGTCAGAAAAAAAACGAAGAAATAGAGATAGGAGAATCAAAGATGGCTATTACTAACCGTGCCCTCGATCCGTCGGAGCAGAAAGAGGCCCTAAAGGTCACTACGTCCAACGCGGTCAACGGCCAAGACATTGTCCTGGGTGTGATTGAACGCCCGCAAACGCTGAGCGACGTGAAGGCGTCGATGCTTGGCGTTTCGGGAAGCCCCAACGTTTTGCTCAAAGTGCTGCGTTTCGTCGCTGGCACTGGCGGCAGCTCGTTCCTCGTGGGCTCGACCTTCCCCGTTACGACCTATGCGACCTCTGGCATGCTGAGCGTTTCGTTGCCCGCTTCGGGCTCGACTCTTCTCAACTTGCAAAAGGGCGACGTGCTGATCGCTGTTCAAGGCGGCGGCACTGGCGCGGCTTCTACCGTGACCGCGATCGAAGCTGTTCTCGTGAATATTCAAGACATCAAGACTTGGTTCTAACTGGGCCTTGCCAAGCTCCCGGGATTTATTCCTGGGGGCGTTTTTAACGGAGTGAGATAGATGGCGCAATATTGGTTTTCATTCGCACCACGGCCCGCAGACGCGGCGAGCCTTTCGCCGACGTTTATCTCATTCGTGAACTCATCGGGCACGACGTTTCCAGGCCAGACGATCACGGAGCGGCCTCCGGGCTCTGGGCTTTACACCGTCAGCTACGGCGCGACTACGAGCATGGCGTTCATTCTCGACGGCGCGACGACGGGCCTTGCGACCTCTCAGCGCTACATCGCAGGCGCCTTTGATCCGCAAGACAATATGAGCGCAACGCTGACGGTGATTGGCGGAAGTCTTGCCGTCATGGGCGGATCGCTATCGGTAATTGGAGGCTCACTTGTCGCAATGGGAAATTCGCTTGCTGCGCTTGGCGTTTCGTTTGGGAACATTAGCTCTCTCCTTGGCAATACTAGCTCTAGCTTTGGCTCAACGAGCGTTGATCCGACGACGGTCTTTGGATTTTTGAAGCGCGCGCAAGAGTACAACGAAGGTAATCGCGCTTACACGAAAGCGACCGGCGCGCTTGATTACTACTCGCGCGGAAGCTCCACACTTTTGATTGAGAAAATGATTTCCGACAGTACTGCCGGAACAACCTGCATTTAACACTCTTAGGAGGAATCAATTGAGACCTACGATAGCTCTCTGCATGATTGCCAAAAACGAAGCGCATAACCTTGGTCCGCTCTTACAGTCGGTGAGAGGTTGCTTTGACGAAATTCACATTACTGATACTGGCAGCACTGACGCTACATTGGATTTTATCGCAAAAATCAATGAGCACATCGAGAGCAAAAACCCGTCATGGTCGGGGCTCCCAAAGATCCAGGTCCACCACTTCACATGGGTAAACGACTTCGCGGCCGCGCGTGAGTACTCGTTCTCACACACGAGTTGCGAATTTCAAATGTGGATGGATTGCGACGACGCGCTCTCAGACGCTAAGGCATTCATTGAGTGGCGCGACACGGTCCTTCACACCGCGCACTACTGGGCCGTAACTTACAACTACGCGTTTGATAAGACCGGCAAGGTCGAGTGCCAGTTTATTCGCGAGCGCGTAGTGAAAAACAACTTCGGCTTTAAATGGAAGTACTTCGTTCACGAGGGGCTTGTTTACACAGGCGCGGTGCCCTTTTGGCCAAACCGCGTGACCACGTGGGCGGTCAATCACCGCCGCACTGACGAGGACCGCCAGGCCGACCACAAGCGAAACGTTTCGCTATTTGACAAGCACGATAAAGAGTCGCTTGAGCCGCGCATGAAATACTACTACGGCAAAGAGCTAGTCGAGAACGGCATGGCCAGAGAGGCTGGCAAGTGGTTACTCGAGGCGCTTAAAGATCCAGCGCTCGACATTCACGACAGAGTCATGGCTTTCCAGTATGCAGCGCAGAGCGCTTACGCTGCGGGCGAGCACGTGACCGTTCACAATCTCTGCCGTAACGCTTTGATGCTCACGCCGTCTCGTGCAGAGTCTTACTGCCTGATGGGCGATGCGTACATGGCGCAGGGCGATCTCTCAAATGCTGCGACCGTGTACCGCCAAGCGCTTCAGTGCCGCGCTGACAATCTCGGCGGCATAGTGGTGACGTTTCAGCCAGCCTATCACGATTACCCACATCAGAAGCTTGCCGAGATCGCGCTGAGCACTGGCGATTTCAACGGCGCGCGCCCGCACGTCGAGGCGCTTAAGGCATCTGGCCACATCAACGCACAGGCGCTTGAGAGCCAAATGCACAAGGTCGAGGACATGAGCACGATCAAGACGGGGCTTCCCGAGGTCGATGACGTTGCGATCATTTGCCCGCCCCATGGCGCGGTGACTGACTGGGATGAGAACACGCTAGCAGCGAAGGGGCACGGCGGCTCTGAGACGGCAGCGATTGAAGTTGCGCGCGAGCTCGCGCTGAAAACCAAGCGCAAGATCAAGATCTTTCAGCCCAGAGCAAAGCGTGAGGTGATGGCGTCTGGCGTGGAGTATCTGCCGATCGATGCGCTACAGGGCTATATCTCAAACGTAAAGCCCAAGGCGGTTATCAACTGGCGCCATCCGACGAGGCTCTCTGAGGCGCAGACGGTTGTATGGTGTCATGACCTCTTGTGTCCTGGTGGAAGTCCGGCTGATCGCTATGACAAGATTTTCGCGCTCTCTGAGTTTCACAAGAATTACCTGCATCAAGTGCAGTCGATCCCTAAAGATAAAATCAGTCTGCTTACGAACGGCATTAATCCCGCCGACTTTGATGACGGGGACGTGCTCAAGCAAAACACGAAAGTGATCTTTAGCTCTAGCCCTGATCGCGGGCTTGACCGCGCTATTCGCATTGTCGAGAAAGCGCGAGAGATCAGCGGGCTCGACCTGACGCTGGACTGCTTCTATGGATTTGAGAACATGCGAAAGAGCGGCCAGCCGCAATGGATAAAGCAGGCCGATGACATTGAGAAAATGATCGCAGAGCGCCCGTGGGTAAAGTATCACGGCTTCGTAAACAAAAAGACGCTCATGCGGCACTTTAAAGAGTCGGCCGTGTGGCTCTATCCCGCAAACTTCATTGAAACATACTGCATTACTGCAATCGAGGCGCTTGCCGCTGGTTGCTATCCGATTGTGCGCGACATGGGCGCGCTCAAGTACACGATGCGCGAAGCGATTCAAAAAGACATGTGCGAGATCATTAACACGGACTGCGAGAGCGAGGCCGAGGTCGGCATCTGGGCTAAGCATCTGTTGGACGCGGTGATTGATCAGAAATGGAAGCGCGTGTGCATTGATCCCAAAGATTACACGTGGGGCAAGGTCGCAGACCGCTTCATTGAGGAGTTAGGGCTTGGCAGTTCCGCAGCTAGTTAGATTTTTGGCGCTCACGCGCTTCACTGATGGCCTCGCGGACAAGTTTCCGGGGCGCCAGCAAGTGGTCGACGGCGTGGGCGTGGTTACTAAGTGGCTATCCACGGAAGGATGGCTCGCGCCCGTGCCGGTGAGCACGACTTGGAGTGACGTTTACACGCCCGCATCAACTACATGGACGGTAATTGAACCATGACTAGAGCAGAGATTCGCGCACTGATTCTTGACTGGGCAGACGATCCGCAGGGCACCTACTTTACGTCGGACCTGCTTAACAAGCGCATCAATCTCGCGCAGCGCGAACTGCAAAAGGCCATGATCACGGCCAATAAGCAGTACTGCGCGCTCGCCGTGAAAACGGACCTCGTAGTCGGGCAGTCGAACTATGCGCTCCCGAGCAACTTTATCCAGATCATCAGGCTCGAGTACGTGATGAGCGGCTCTGGCGATACGGCGATCACGCAGGCGCTAAAGCCCATGACGCCGAATCAGCGCGATAACACGTATCAGTACTCAGGCGATCCGCTTTTTTACGTGTTTAATAAAAACGACATCGTTCTCCAGCCGGTCCCGAACACGGTTAGAGAACTGCGTCTCACATACAGCTACATGGTCGCAGACCTCACGTCTGACTCGCAGTCGCCCGATTTGCCTGAGCAGTTTCACGAGTACATTGCGGTCATTGCCACTCGCGACTGCTTTCTCAAGGACGGCCGTGGCCTTGCGCCGATTCAAGCGAAGCTCGACGACTATAAGGCGACGATGCGCCAGATAGCCGAGCAGCGAAACGTTGATACGCCCCGCATGGTCGTTGCGACAAGAGGGGGATGGTAATTGGCTGATACAAAGAGTTCAACGAACGTCTATAACCTGCTCGCTGGCGTGAACACGAAAGCGTCAGACTACGTGCAGAATCAGGCTGGATTTCGCGACCTGCGCAACTTTGACTTTTTCGTGCCGAACGCGATCTCTAAGCGCCCGGGCTCGACGCAAATGGTCGGCAGCGGCACTAGCGGCCCGATCACGTCGCTTTTCGAGTTTCAAAAGCTCTCTGGCGAAAGCTACATCGTCGCGGGCAGCGACACCGCGATGTTTTATCTGGCCGCTGGCGCGTTTACGCTGCTCTCGAGCGGCTGGAATAACGGTCAGCCAACGGACATGCTCACGTTTCAGAATAAGCTTTGGATGGCGAATGGGCAGAAGTGGCAGAAGTGGGACGGAAATACTCTTTACTCACTCGGGCTTTTTCCGGCACCAGGGATAACTACGGACGTTACGCCGACGGGAAGCGGCGGGGGATCGCAGTACTTAGTTGCGGGCAATACTGCGCTACTAAACAATTCAAGCTTATTAAGTCTTTCGGCCGAAGCCATTTGGATTGCGTACTCATATGTTCGAAACGACGGTTTTCTTGGGCCAATTGATTTTATGCAAAGTGCTCAGCAAATTGTACGCCCGGCCCTGGGCTGGCTTCCGGTTCAGGGTGCGGAGTGGTTTGGGACTTCTTCTTGGGGCTCCCCGGCGGGGCCATATCTGAGCGGGTTTACCGCGCCAACGGGAGTTACCGCGTTCAAAATTTGGGTAGCACGTGACTACATTCGTGGATCATGGAGAAGCGCAAACGGCGGTTCGGGAATAATTACAACTGGTGAGCTGGGGCTTGGTAATGGGATAGAGGTTGAGTCGTTCGGCGGCTTTCGAACAACGTACTTTAGCAATACGTTAAGCCCATACGCAGATCTTTCACAGTTCAAGTTTTTGGCTGTAATTCCAGCCAGCACTCAGACTTATGCAGTTGCCAACTTCAACTGGGCTTCGTTCCAGGCACAAGCTACGCCCGGATTTAGTGGCCTGAACTTTAATTTTTACGCAACCTATTTCCCCAAATACATCGAGCAAAATCAGAACGTCATGTTTGCGGCGGGATTTAGCGTGGCCCCGTCTACAGTTGCGTTCTCGGAGATTGGCGAGCCTGAGTATTTTTCAGAAGAAAATAATTTCGAAGTGCGCACTAATGACGGCGACGTAGTCACGGGAATGAAGGCCTATGGAAATAACGTCATCATTACCAAAGAAAAATCATTCTCGAAAATCATTGGCAGCACGCCAGAGGATCTCGCCCTTGTCGAGCTATCCGCTGAATTCGGCAATCTTTCGAATAAGAGCATGATCGAGTACGAGCAAAAGCTAGGCTGGCTCGATAAGCGCGGGTGGCTCGAGTACAACGGCTCGAGCTGGGAGCTAATCAGTACACCAGTTGAGCCGATGTTTCGCCGCATGAACTTGGCAGCTGCCCGCGAAAAAGCGTGCGCGGTCAATCATCAGTACCGCAACCAAGTGTGGATCGGCGTTCCGATTGACGGCTCGACGCAAAATAACATCACGGTTGTGTATGACTATCTTGTGGGAGCTTGGACTTTCTTTGACGGCTTCAATCCTGCTTCTTTCGCTCTTGCTAAGGGCCAACTCAATACGCCCACCGTTTGGCGTGGCGACTATTCTGGGCTCGTGTACTCGTTTGGCGAGAGCTTGTTTGGCGATAACGGCATGGGCATTACGTGCTATGGGATGCCGAACTGGGAGATAGACGCTGGCCAAAACTCGACGAGCATTTGGCGCAGATTCTTCCTCGACGTGGCCTCGCAGACGTCGGGCTTAACCGGCGAGATTCGCGGTCGCGCGTTCTCGAACTACGACGCGAGCACTGTGCAGGAAACGTTCACGATTCCGCAAAACGTATTTCAAACGAGGGCCGAGATTGGCGTCGTCGGCAAGGCCGTGACGGCCGACTTCTCGCACCACTCAGCGAGCTTGCCGCTTGTGATCAAAGGCTTCTCATGGACGAAGAGGTTTTTAAGAAATGTCTAAGGTAACGCAAGAATCAAAATTGACGAACACGCCAGAGGAAGAGCGCTGGAATTTTCAGTCGCAGATCAACGATGAAGTAAAAACAATTTTAAATAACGGTTTAACGTTCACGGATAATTTCGCTGGGAAAATAACTACGGTCACGTTCTCGGCCGCGAATACTGACGTTGCGGTCGCGCACGGTCTAGGACGTGTACCCACTGGCTATTTAATTATTTCGAGCGGTGCTAGCATGAGCGTCTACACTGGCAGCTCTGCGTGGACTTCAAACTTAATTTATTTACGATCGAGCGCCACGGGCACCGTTGGCGTGATCGTGTTTTGAGGAGTGTGAATGCCTAGCTATGTCTCTTCGCTCGCATCAGCCATCTCAAATCGCCAGTCGTCCGAGCGGAACAGTGCGCGTCGACTCACCGACGCCGCTGGCGCCAACGGTTATGCCGACGAGAGTCGCGTTCGTCCAGGCTACGGCATTGGCCTTGGCATTGCTCAACAACACAATCGCAATGCTGATTGGAATAATTTCGTCCAGAATCGCGACGTTTCAAACCCCTACGAGCTTGCACAGCGCCAGAGAGACTTTCGTCAGACCGAGGGCTTTAAACGCGGCGACCATGGCTGGGGCGCGCTCGATCCCGCGACGCAACTGCAAGATAAGCTCGGCACGTCGGCGTACAACTTCCGACGTGGCCTCGCTGAAACGCAGGCTAATGCGCGAGATGACATTAGCAGGACCGCTGGCGAAACGCTTGGCAAAGGCGTTCACGACATTCGCAAGGGCGCAAGCGACCGCGGGCTTCTCTACTCTGGCCTACGCCAGGGTAAAGAGGGCGACTTCCGCTCGCAGGTCGCAGGCACGATGGCAAAACAGGTCGCGCAGAGCAACGCGGACCTCTCGAAGCGTGCGGATAGCATGGACGAGATTGCTGCGAACTCGCGACTCCAGGGCATGCAACAGAGTATGCAAGCGCAGTCGGCCGTTGACCGCATGAATATGGAAAACTCTGTCTCGCGCGCTCAGCAATGGCAGCAACTCGCGAGCATTGCAGGCTATGGGCTTGGCCGCATGGCTGGCGGCGGCTCTGGCGGCGCGTCTGGCGGGGGCTCTAACATGGATCAGCGCATGTATGACAGTTATCAAGCGGGCGGCGCGCAGTATGACAATTACGATCTTTACGGCGGGGGCGGACGCTAATGGCTGATCCTGCATTTGAAGGCTCTAAGCGCGGCGACCTCGAGGCGACAGGCCTCGTGTTCGATAACGCAAACAACTCGAGCGCTAGCCAAACGCTAAGCGATAACTTGCGCGGCACTGAAGCTGCGCGCGGCCTCGTTCAGCCTGACGACAATTTCGAAGCTGGGCTTGGGGGCGGGCAAGGCGCGCTCTCGCAGGCGATTAAGAATAAAACGATGCGCGTACACGCTGGCCGCGAGCGCCAGTTTCAGCATGAGCAAAAGAACATGGCTGATCAGATGCATTTTGAGAAATTGCAGCACGCATCTGAGCTAGTGAACCGCGAGCAGCAAATGAATTTCGAAAAAGCGCTAGAGAAAAAACGCCGTGAGCAGGCGAGCAAAGCGGCACGCGCTGGCATCGTTGGCCAAGTGCTCGGCATAGTGGTCGGCGCGGTCGCTGGCGCATACACGGGCGGCGCAGGCGCTGCGGCTGGATACGCGGCCGGTAATGCGGCAGGTACCGCGATTGCGGGGGGCTAAATGGGATACGAAAACGACATTGCGAATCTAGGCTTACTCTCTGGCGGCGCTCAGGGCTTTATCAAGGGCCTCGAGGGCGCGGAGCAAGCGCAAGAGCGCAAAGAGGACCGCAGTTATCGCAAGCTAGAGTTTGAGGCGAAAATGCGCTCGGAGGAGCGTGAGCGCGAGAATCAGCGCATGGAGAATGAGCGCAAGTATCGAAACGACGCCATGGACGCTCGGGCCAAGGGGCTGATGGCGCCGCAAGGCCAAGACATTCGCACTGCGAACCCGAACGAGCTAACGTGGGATCCGGCGTACATTCAAATGCAGCAGATGAAGGCGCTTGCGACAGCGCAAGCCGATCCTTATGGCGTGAAGGCCGCAGCTGGGCAAAAGGCGAGGGCTGAGGCGCCGTACAATAACATGCCCAAGGACAAGCAGATTCAGGTCGACGCCAGCTCTAAGCACCTTGAGAACGTAAATTATATAAAAAAGAATCTGGATGCCACGCTAGCGCAGCTAAACGATCCAAAAATGTCCGATGACCTAAAGCTCATTGCTGCGCGCGAATCGATCAAAACACTTAACTCAACTCAAGGTCAGGATGCCGTTGGAGTAGAGGAAGCCAAGCGACTGGCCTCATTACTCGAGTACAAAATCCTTCCAAGAATTGGCGAGCCAGGAAAAACATTTGGAAGAGATCTTCCAATGTTTGCAAAGCAAGTAAAAAACAATACGGACCGCCTCGGTAGCGTGGCCGAGCAGCTGCAGGCAGAAATTGACACAAACATGGGGCGCCCCACCGGCGGGAAATTGGGCGGCGGGAAATTAGTTCAAGGGAAAATTGATCCAGCGCAGAAAAGTCAGCAAGACATGCAGGCAATCGAGTGGGCTAAAAAAAATCCGAAGGACCCGCGAGCTGCGCAAATCTTGAAAGCGAACGGCCTGTAAATGGGCTTCGATCCAGACGCATACCTAAAAACTAAAGAGCAGAAAGTCGCAAAGGCGCCAATGCGCGAAAGCGGTACGCTCATGGATGCTGCGCCAGACAGCGGCGGCTTTGATCCAGATGCGTACCTTGCGCAAAAGCCCGAGCCCACGTGGCGCGACACCAAGCTCCCGTGGGGCACCGCTGGCGGTACTGTCCAGGGGATTGCGGACGCGCTGCCCATGGCTGGCATGGTCGCGGGCGGAGTGGTCGGCACGCCCGCGAACGTGCTGACTGGCGGCTTGCCCGGCGGAACTATCGCTGGCGCAGGGCTTGGTGCGGGCGCTGGCGAAGCGCTCAAGGGCATGATCGAGAGCGGAGTGCTCGGGAAAGAGCGCACGCGTGAAGAGGTGTGGGGCGAGCCGCCGCGGGCGATCATTGACGGCATGGGCGCGGAAGCGGGCGGCGCCGCGATCGGCGGCATGATTAGGGGCGCGGTTGGTTCTGGCGGAAAAGCCATTTACAAGTCTGGCTTAAAGAAAATCGATCAAGAGGTCGCGAAGTACGGAAAAGAGCCCGTCTCTGATCTTTTGATGAAAAATGATATCGCTGGAAATTCAAAACAGATTTTCGACAAAATGCAGAGCCTCGGCGACAAGCTCTTGGCTGAACGAAACGACATTCTGGGGCAGGCGACGAAGGCCGGCGCCGAAGTCGACGTTAAGGCCGCGCTGAAAGATGCGCAGGCGTTAGTTGATAACATGAAGGGCGTAGATAATCCGGAGATGAAAAAGGCCGTGCAAATGCTCCAGGGGCGTATCGACAAGTACATGTCGCGCGCCGCAAAGCCTGCGCAAGCCGCGAAGCCCGAGATTCGCGCCACGAGCCTCACGCCTCAGCTTAAAGAATTGCCGGTGAGCGTGAATCAAGCGCCGCTCGATCCGAAAACTCGCATGATTCGCGAGCAGCAGTTCACGCCGCGGCCAGAGCTTACTGAATACATGGCGCCCACGCTGTCTAATCCGGCCACTGGGGAGCTTGATAATTTTTCGGGCAAGGACCTTATGCGGCGCGCGGCCGATCCCCGCGGGCCAGAGTATGCTCGATTCAAAAAGGTTTTGTCAGAGCCCGTCATCAGAGACTCCGTTGATGAGATCGTTTCTCTTCCTCGGGCCGGACAGTATTCCGAGAAGGTCTATCGGCCCGCGCCTTACGAGGTCGCGCAAGAGTTTCCCGAGATTCTCTTGAGCGAGGCCACGCCCAAGTCTGCGGCCGTTAAAGGGCCGACGCCGATTCAGGCGAGCGCCTGGAAAACGTCGAGTGCTTCGAACGTCGGCAAAAAGGGTTGGCAAGAACTAGCGATGAGCCCCGAGGGAAAGAAGTTCGACAAAGCCCTCTCTGGCGGCCTCCGTGGCGCGACCGAGAAGAGCGTGGCTCAGTCGCTAGGCCCGGAGTACGCGGCCGAGCTTGCTAATAAAAACAAAGAGCTTGGACAGATTCTCTCAAGCCGCGAGCGCGCCTTGCTCGATGCTCAGCAGGCCGCGAACAAAAACGCCGTTTCGAGCGTTGACGGAATGCTCATGGGCGCCGGCAATCCGCTCATGCTCGCCGCCAAAAAAGTGGCGGACCTTGCCAAGATGACCGGCCCGCGCACGCTTGTCGGGCGCCAGATGAGTACGTCAGCAGAGCAGGGACTCGTGAAGGCGATCGAGCAGAGCCCAGAGCTACAGGGCGCGCTGATTCGCGCGCTGCTTAATCGCAGACGCAAAAACGCAAAGGACGCGCCCATGAGCTATGAGGGCGACATAGAAGATCTAGCGGGGGACGAATGATCGATTCACTAAAGAGCCTGCTCAACAGCGAACTCGTAATGCTGCCGTTTAAGTTCGCGGGCGAGGACGCGCCGAAAGTTTCAGACATCGAAGCAAAGCTTGGGTACACGGCGCTCGAGAGCTTCGAGACGCAAAAGCGCTTAGATCATGCAAAGCGCCTCTGCACGCGCACTGAGTTTCGAGTGTTGCTCGCTAGCTACTTGGCGCAGTTCATCTCGTCTGATGGCTTTGACGTTGACGCTTTAGAAAAAGAGATGGCGCAAAAGCGCGAAATGCTCAAGCGCCATCTGGGTAAGGACTGGGTGTACTTTCTTAGCACAATGATCCGAATGCACAACGAATTAGAGAAAATTGACAAGCGGCCGCGCGGGCTGATCCGAGCGGTTTAAAAAGGGGGAATCATGGAATGGATAATTAACCACTGGGAGGCTCTATCGGCGGGCCTCTTATGGGTACTAAACGAAATCATTGCTGCAAACCCGAACTGGAAATCGAACTCATTGATCCAGCTCGTCATTAATGCAGTGAAGGCTTTGCTCGGTAGCAAGAAGCCGCCACTAGTCCCTTAACGCGAAGGGGGCGCTCTAATGAGCGTAAGTTCGCAAATTGGTCCACAACCTTTAGAGGAGAGAGAAATGAACGCAGAGATTCAAAGTAAAGTCGACGTAATCGTAAACGCATTTCAGCCGGTCATCGATGCGGCCGCGGCAATCCCAGCGCTTGTCGATGCGCAAGAGCTTGTAAAGTACAACGAGGGCGTCGAGGCCGGTAAGGCCATGATCCAGCTGCCCGATCCTACGAACCCCGCGGCTCAGTACACGCAAGAGCAAATGGACGCAGCGGTGACGGCTGGCAAAGAGCAACAGCGCAGCGAGGATCAAGTGACGATCGACGCGCAAGGGACTGAGCTTGCAGCACTTAAGCTTTCGCTCACTGATCTGCAGGCCGCGCTCGACAAGCAACTCGCTGACTTCGCGGCGTTTAAAGAGCGCGTGAAGACTGTGGTCGCTGACGACGCCGCCCTTTTCGCCGAGCTGTAACCCGTGAACGCCATTCTCACTTGGCTACTCACGTTTTTGCTCGACTACTTGCTCAAGCGCGCAAGCGCCGCGGTCGTCGAGACGCGCCAGCAAGTCAAAGAGGATGAGCGACTGGAGAAAATCGATCATGCGAACATTGAAGCATACGAAAAGGCAAAGACACGTGAAGAGCGCATTGGCAGGGCCGTGGCACTTCTTAATTCTGACAGCGCTCTTCCTTAGCGGCTGTAAGGGGGGCTTGAAACCCTTTCCGACTGATCGCATTTTGGAGTTCGATCCAAAGGTGCCCGTATGCGCCGAGTATCGCATTACCGATCCCGAGAATTTGAAAGTTAAGCACGTGCGGGACATTCCCTATGCGGAGTGTCCCGCTATTTTTGGCTTTAATGCGGCTGACATTCCAAAGGTCATGGGTTGGGGCCGTGAGGCTCGCAAATTCGCAAAGGAAAAGTGTAAATGAGCAATCAGTTTAATGCCCGTTGGGTATTTGGCGATCTCGACTTGCTTGGGCGAAAAGAGGACGACGCCGAGCTAAACGCGCGCATCGCGCCTCACTGGAAGAAAGTGAACTTGCCTGGCTACAAGTCGCTCGTTGGGAATAAGCGCGCATGGTGTTCGCTCTATGTGGACTATGCGCTAACGAAGGCGGGCGTCGAGGGCACGAAATCGGCTGGCGCGTACTCGTGGAGCCGCTGGGGAGAGAAATGTCACTTTGTATTTGGCGCAATATGTGACATTCGCCACAAGTCTGGTGGGCGCCACGTCTGCTTCTTTCTGTACTGGATTGACGAGAAAAAGAAGATCGCAGCAACTCTCGACGGCAATCGCAGCAATCGCTTGGCGGTTAACGAGACCGACCTCTCAGGGCGCGGTGATACGCTCGTCAGCGGTCCGAGGGCTCCGAAGGGTTGGGTTGGCATGAGGGTTAGCAAGGCGGAAGTGCTAGAGGCTTACCCGCAGCTAAAGGTTGGCTCACGCGGTGGCTCGAGTACGCGCTAGCGGCTTGCGTATTTGGCGTCTATCTCGGCTTGCCAGTCGCGGCACTCGCGGCCGTACTCGGGGAACGAGTTGAACGGATCGCAAACGACCGGGACGCCAGCAAGTGTGCGCCAGCCGAAGTAATAGAAACGATCGCCCTCGGCGAAAATCGATGCGTAAAGGATAACGGCCATTAGGCCAAACTTAAGGAACTTCAGAATGGGCAAACTTAGCGAGAATAACGAGGAAGAGCAGAAGCGCATCGATAACTCCCTATCCCTTTGGCAAAAAACCAAGTCCGCGTTCACGCCTGGCGATGCTAAAGCTCGGGCGGTTAGAGAGAAGCAGATGGCCGATGAAAACGCGATGCTCTCTAACCAGGCCGCTCAAATCGAGGCGCTCAAGCGCCGTCGGCAGCAAGGCTCTAAGTAACTTATCGGCTTTTTTCGTCTAGTCTTTAGGCTTGCTCCAAAATGAGCCGCCGCCAAATATTACCTTTTGCTTGCAGATAATCTCTTCCCTGCGAGTCGCGTCCGCCACATCTGGCGCGTGGTGAAAGTAAAAGCAGCGCAGGGCCGTATTCCAAGCGCCACAGTTGTAGACGTCCACGCTAGAGATTGCGCCGCTCTGAAACTCATGCGAGCCGCCGATTGCGTGCACAGTACATCCAGAGGGTACGCTCGCTGACGCCTGCGCGGTCGACTGGCATATCATTTCTGTATGCTCATCGCTCACATATAGATTGCACGCGAGTGCGCCAAAGCTTGAGCACGCGTACTCGTCAGCGGTTTGCGTGCCCCACACGAGGAACGTGTGCGCCGCCGATTGCGTGAACGTGCACTCGGGCGGAATGACGCTTAGCTGAACGTACACAGGCGGAGCCATAGCCGTAGCCTCGCCAAAGTCATACGGCGACTGCTTTTGGCACGCGAGCAAATGGAGTGAAAACAGTATCAACAGATAGCGTGAATTCATGGCTAGCCTTTCGGCCAGAAAACAGCTTTACTTTAGAGATTTAAATACTAGTTATTTAATGATCCGTTGTTGTTTAGAATTTCATCGTTCGTTCCGAAGGGATGCCTGCGGAACGTATATTGTGGATCGAAACAAGACGGCTGTGCTCTTTTTAAAGATGGCTTTGGCTCGCGTGCGTGGTGAGCTTAGCCAAGTTTCTTGCCCAGAGCTCGAAGAATCGTTTTCACAGATACTAGGGCGCTCGTCGGAAGAGCGTCTAAATACGCATCTTTGCCAGTCAAAAAGTACATGCAGAGTGCTTTATTTGCGG